TGCGAAGGTCGCGAATGATTGTATCTTCTTCTTTATGGCCTCGGCGGAACAAGCGCAGTATCCGGCCATCAAAATCTTCTACAACTGCCCAGCGAAAATTAATCCAAAGCCACCTATCGCAGTGATGGCCCAAGAGGCTTACACCCATGTGAGGGCGTGGCTTTGATGGCTTGCTTGAATGGTATTGATCTATCATCGTTGCGATGGTATTAACTGGATCGGGCAGTTTGCTCATTGTATTCTCCTTTCCTACAAAACTTCCCCCGCCCTAGTGATAGAGCGGGGGTTTTTGTTTACTTGGCCCAAGGTGGCTTTGCGCCGCCAGGTTGAGCGGTAGGCTCTGGAGAAGATGTTACCTGTGGCAATGCGCCAGATGCTGACTTAAACCCGCCAACTTCATTACGGGCATCGCCATAACCGTTGGTAATGTCTTGTGCTGTAGGCTGGCGAATCTTAACGCGAATGCAGATGCTGCCTCCGATAAGTTCGTCGCTGTCGTTTATCTTAGCCAAGCCAACAGCCCTCATGATCTCACCAAGCTGCTGCCGACCAATCTCTTCAGCCTTCTGGCTTTGGTTGCGGACATTGACTGTGCCAAAAACAACGCGGCCCTGCTGCGTCGGGCCAGTGATATCATAGCGCATGTCAATCTTCTGACCTGTGCCTGACTTAGTATTGTTCAATTCGGCCTTAGTAATAGTGGCGTTATACCAGCCTTCTGGAATCAAATCATACGAACGATCCGAAACGGGGAGGCTATCTGTCGAAAATGTTTCACCTAAAAATGCCATGTCTTAATCCTTTGCTACGATAGTGAATGATGGACGCCCTGGTGTAGATGTAATGGCGTCGAGTAGTGGGGTAGTGATTGCTGGGTCGGTTGACTTCCAGATTGCCGCATTTATCTCCGGCTTCCACCGGAACAGGCATTCTAGATGTGCAAGCAACCCATGCTCTGCCGCGATCTCTTGCAGCTTATCGCTGTTGATCCTGCGATTGATCCGGCCTTCGATCTTGATCTTATAGCCGTCAGCTTCAAAGTTGGCTGTCTTGTCCAAGGTCGATGGGACGTTGAACTGTGCCACCATCTGATCCTCAAGTTCACGGCGCTTTGCGGTTGCGTCAGCCTCTGCGGCTTTGGCGTTTAGCCATTGTTGGTAGAGGGTCATTATATTTCCCTCGCAACAAGCATAGCGTCTGCGTACATATAAGCCTCTGTAGCAACAAAGGCAAAATTACGGCTAGTCCCATCAGAAAGCCGTCCAGCAAGGGCTTGTGCGGCAAAATAGTCGCGTAGGCTCATGCCCTCTTGGTATCCATTTCCGTATGGTAAAGATATTGGAAATGCTGAACCTGATTCATAATCACTATCACTCATGACACACCTCCAATCTTACGAATAATCTCGCCAAGGTCAGGCGATTCCCAGGCGTCCAACTTGCCTGAGCGATCCTTAGCCAGCCACAGACCATCGCTGTCACACATAATGGCGCGTTGGCTATTGCCGTCCGCATCACGCTCCACCCGTAGGGCAAGCACTTCGTCGAAGAAGTAGGGCAGACCCTGCGTCAAGGATTTCCCTGGCATCGATGGGTTGTAAAGCAACTTGCCCATTTCGTCGGTGGACTTCTCTAGCTTGGCGCTCATGTAGACATGCTTGCCAGGAAGATCACGGAACGCACGGATCAGTTCCTGCATTACCGTGTTAAGTTCACCATAGGCAGCGCGGCCATCTTTGTTGGTGCGCAGTTCGTGCTGCAATACAACCTCAGCCACTTCGCTGATACTGTCGAGTGCAACGCTCTCAAAGCTAGCCGCTTCTTCGCTGTCCCTGGACCACGCATACGCCTCGCGTAAATCTTCCATGTTCTTAATTTCAATGTAAGATAGATTGGCGTCTTGGATGGACAACAGCCCACCTTCTGCCGACAACACAATTGGGTTTGGCAGTGTGCGGATAAGAGATGTCTTCCCTGATCCTGCCTGACCGTAAACAAGCAGCTTAACGCCATTGGCGGTTAGCCCTCCGGTCTTCTTCAGATTAATAGCCATTAAAGGCTCCTTTCGTTTCAGCACAAATCGGACAATCCAGTTAGTGCGTGGAATTGCCTTTACAGTCACATGCCAGCTATGTAAAGGGGAAAAATCACATTAAAAAGGAGATAGTCAGTGGTCGAGATAAGCTGGATTAAGGAAGGGCTATTGGATAGACGCCCCAAGGTTGTGGCGGAACGAACTGGCCTTCATGTCAACACCGTCACACGCATTAGGGATGGTAAGGAAGACAACCCCAAGATCGACACGCTGAATAGGTTGGCGCGTTATTTGATTGGGGAAGGGGAATAATGGCTGATCTAACAAACATCTTTGGCGGCTCATGGACACCACCAGCAGAGATTAAAGCAGACCCACCAGAACTACAGCTTCGCGATGCCATAGAGCAGAGCGGTCTTACGCCACCAAAGGACATTGTTCTTGATGGCAAGATGCACCGCTTCAATTCGGGCAGCAAAGGTAAGTCGGGCCACGACAAGTCCGGCTGGTATGTTGCATACGCTGATGGCGTACCCGCTGGCCGCTTTGGCTGCTGGAGGGCTGGCATGGAGATGACCTGGAGGGCAGACATTGGACGCAAACTGACATCATCTGAGGAGATGGCTAACCTACGCCGCATGAACGAGGCTAAGGCCACACGGGACGCCGAACTAACCAAATCGCGGGAGGTGGCATCTAACACCGTCGAGAAGATATGGGCAGAAGCGGCAGCAGCACACCAAGATCATCCTTACCTATCCCGCAAGGGCATAGGCGTTAATGGTGCAAGGGTCACAGGTGACGGACGGCTGGTTGTGCCTCTCTACAATCCCAACGGCACTTTATCCTCGCTTCAGTACATCGATCATGAAGGTGGCAAGCTATACCATGCAGGGGGCCAGACAGGCGGCTGCTCATGGATGATAGGAACAATGGATGAACCAGGGGTTTTATATGTAGCTGAGGGCTACGCTACAGCAGCCACCATTCATCAAGTAATGGGGCGTCCATGCCTAGTTGCCTACTCTGCTTCTAACCTTGTGCCTGTCACTGGATCGGCACGGGAGAAGTACGGCCCAACACAAGAGATCGTGATTGTGGCTGACAACGATGCGTCTAACACAGGTCAGAAGTATGCTGACCAAGCATCAGCCAAGTTCGGTGCGCGGACCATAATGCCACCTACGCAGGGCGATGCAAACGACTATGTGGCTTGGGGTGGCGATCTTGCAGTCCTTCTGATTCCACCAGTTTCGGATTGGCTTATTCCAGCCGACGAATTCTGTACAAAGCCAGCCCCGATTAAGTGGATGGTCAAGCACTGGATACAGGAAGATGCCCTTATCATGATCCACGGGCCGTCCGGTGGCGGTAAGACCTTTGTGGCCCTTGATTGGTGTCTGCACATTGCCTCTGGCTTATCCATTTGGAACGGACAAAGGGTTAAGAGTGGCCCAGTGGTCTATCTGGCTGGTGAAGGTCATCATGGCTTACGTTCGCGTATCGCTGCATGGAAACAGCATCACGGGGTGTCCGGCATCAATATGTGGCTGTCAAAGGCTGGCTGTGATCTCAATACACCGGAAGGCTACATGAAGGTGGTCGAGGCCATCAGGGCGCTGCCAGAGGTTCCAAAGGTTATTGTGGTCGATACTCTGCACAGGTTCCTGAGCGGCGACGAGAATAGCGCCCAAGATGCCAAAACAATGATCGATGCCTGTGCTGCGCTTATGCGTGAGTTTAATTGCAGCATCATCCTAGTGCATCACACTGGCGTGTCAGATGAGGCACAACACAGAGCGCGTGGATCGTCAGCATGGAAGGGTGCATTGGAGATAGAGATTAGTGTTGTGCCAGCTAAGGGCGACGGACCTATCCAGATCGTTCAGCGCAAGTCAAAGGATGCTGAAGAGGCAAAGACTGTCTATGCTGTACTAGAACTTGTACAGATCAACGGCTGGCTTGATGAGGATGGTGAGCCTGTTTCTAGTGCAGTCATTGTCCAGACTGATGCTCCGCCTGAGACACGCAAAGAGGCAAAGCATACAAACTATTTCAAGATATTTGATGGTGCTTGGCACAAGTCTGGCTGTGAAGTTAAGGATGACAAGCCGTATCTATCTCGATCTGCCCTGATAGATCATATCATGAAAGAGGGCTTGGCTAAGAATGAAGATGCGGCAAAGAAGATGTGTCAGGAAAGCCAAACCAGTAGGCTGATTGGTACGCTCGTTGTGAGCGAAATGGTGAGCAGACATGAGCATGGTTGGGTGGTAATTTGTCCTGAAAATAGAACTGCCATG